TAATTCGTTTCAGTGTTTGTTTGTTAAGTTTCATTTTAATTTCCTAATTCTATTTTAATATTTTAAAGGTGGGTGCCCACCTGCCGCTAAGCCTTCGTTGTAGCCTCGCATATATTCTTCATTATCCATCATATCAACAGATGCCGGCATATTTACATAACCAGCATCATATCCAAGTTCATAAGGAGTTGCGTCCATGTTAAAAGACTCGTCCATCATAGACTCTAGCTCTTCTTTAATAATCCGTTTTAGAGTTTGTTTGTTAAGTTTCATCTGTGTCATCCTTTTTATTTAGTGATTCGAGTAGAGTTTTAATCTCTGCGTCAATGCTAAATAGTTTCTCTTCTTCTTTCACATCGCTTTCATAAATACCTTTAGCTAAAGAGTCTAGGCCACCAAAGCCTACCTTACCAGGAAATGTTGTTCTTGCTGTGGACCCTCGGACTTCTCCGCTAAATGCTTGATTTTTCATTTGCTTGGAAAACCCACCTTTACGATAAGAAATTTTACGTCTCTTGTAAGGCCCTCGAGGTTTAGGATCATCATCGCGTTTAGCTGGAGGTTCTGCTAAGAGGTCTCCCTCATCCTCTTCTCCACCTCCGGTGTCTCCTCCCAAGTCTCCACCAAGGTCTCCACCTTCGTCACCTCCTCCGAGGTCCAAATCTCCACCTAGGTCGCCTCCTAAGTCTCCACCTAAGTCATCACCTCCGCCAAGGTCTCCGAGGCCTCCACCAGCGTCTCCGCCCTCCTCAGGAGGTTGTGCAGCAGCTTCAAGAGCAGCCATGAATTTCTTGTCGGAGAACATCTCGCGTTGCATTCTAAGATATTCATCTTGAGATAGACCAAGCAAGTTTTCAGATACCCAACGTCGAGAGAAGTATCCCTCGGTTGCAGCACCTGCGATATCGAATTTTGTCTTCCAGTGTTCAAGCTCTTGCATTTCGGCAATCTTAGATGGATTGTTGAGAGCTAACTTAAAATTAAGGAGGTCGTCTCCTCGATACCCGAGAGTATAAAGGTGTACGATTCCAATCTTTTCTAGCTCAGATATCAACACTCGTTGGAGTCTCTGGATAGTTCTTGCGAATCGGATATCCTTTTGAGCAAGAGTTGTTTTGTCTTCAGTGCCTGCACCTTCACCCATCGAAAGATAAGATTGCGGAACTTTCAATGCTGAGAACAGTTTATCTCGCAGATACTTAACGTCTTCGATCTGTGCTGTGAATTGCCCACCAGGAAGGTTTGAAATGTCCGTAGAAGACTGTCCTCCTCTGATTGGAATAAAGTAGTCTTCTTCAATTGAAAGAGGGTTGTAGCGTAAATCTACGCGTCCTGTGGTGGGATCTACAACTTGGTGTCGCTTCATTTGAGTCATCACCTTTTGCATATACTGCTCGACATCTTGAGGAGCAATTCCACCTACGTCTATCTTGAACACACGTCGCTCTGGTGACCTTGTAATACGATAGGCCATCATTGCGTCTTCGAGAAGCGTAAGTTGTCTCCAGATGCGTCTGGAGGGCTCTAGAACGGATGTTCCGTATGGAGCATGCTTGTCATGTCCGAGGATTCTAAAATGACCGATCTGCCAATTTTCAAGCGTTAGACCGGCATTGTTCCACTGGAACTGAACATAATTTGGATTGGTTGGATCTTCGCCCTCAAGTCTTTCGACCTCTTGAGGAGGCAAACCAATACAGTTTTGAATGCCTTTGCTTTCGTCAATGTCCAGATAAACAAAGAGATCTCCGTACTTGCACATGGTTCTTGCCCAACCAAAAAGGTTGTGTTCAATGTTCATAATATCGTAGTACAGAGAATGAAGCATATACTTAATCTCATCGTTAGGACACTTAATGTGAAGCATCGGAGTCAATACTGAGTGAGTTGTCATCTCATCTGCGTAAATATCGAGAGAAGATGCGATCTCTGGTGTAAATTCCATTTGGTCAAAGTCAACGTAACGCTCTGCTCGATTTCTGTTCGAGATCATGTTTAGCGTCATGATATTCATTGGGTTGTATTCGGTCTTTTTAAACTGCTGACCAGAAGCAGACTTGAATCGTTTAGCGTATATGTCCAAGTGTCGGCGTCGTAGTTGTCTTCCTGATTGTGTTCGTCTCTGTGTTATTGGACCAGAGAACATCCTTGTTAAAGTTTGAAATAAATCACTTTGATTGTTATTCGGGTTTCTATCGTTGCGAGCCATGTTCTATCCTTTGTATATCCAGAAGAATTCTTTTGTCTTCTTTATTTCCTCCTCGTGTTTTTGATTGAATGTCTCGTTGTAAAACTTTTGACCTTTAATTTGTGTATTCATGGTAGTTGTTGATTTCATCAACCCGCCAAGCATTGCTTTCTTGTACGCCATGTCTTTTTCATTCTCTGATAGTGCTGTGTCTCGGACCCAGCATGCTATAGCAAGAGACATTACAAGATCATCATTGTAAGAACGCATAGCTTGAGGCTTACCATTATGCCAAATAAAAGTCTTCAATTCATGAAAAACACGATTGGAGTGTATGTTAATTAGTTTGTTTCTTACGTACTCTTCTAATTTGGCAACAATTAAAGGTCTTGTCTTTGTAGAGGTGGTAAATCCCAAAACAGCTCTGTCGTTGTGCTCTGCTAAATAGGACTCCATGTATTCATGAGTGGTCTTGACAGAATAGTAAAGTTTTGGATAACCTAAGTCTTTTAGCTTTTCTAGAACAGCAATTCCAATCCCGTTGTTTTCAACAACAAGAAGGCAGTTACCATATTCTTTACCGGCTGATTGCAATACACTAGAATACATGTCCAAGTCTGGTTTGCCTTGATATTCTGCGACAACGGTCATTGTGTCAACACGCAAAACGTGAAAGCAAGAAAAGTCCGAACCGTCTCCTCGAGCAACGTCTGCTACTAAAAGATAAGGTAAACCCTCTTCATACTTCTCCCAGATCCACATGTTACGATCGTAACCAGTTCTATAAATGGGATCCATAATGTGATTATGAATTCTCTGCAAATCTTCTGGGTTTATGACAGTTTCACCAGATGCATTAAACGAACACTCAAGCTCTTGAGCGATCTGTCTCTTTGACATATTTCTTGTTTCTTTTTCGAACCATTCATCGTCTCTGTCTGGATGTACATCCCAAAATAATTTAATTGGATGAAAATCGTTCATTTCTGTTTCGGCTTCGGAGTAAGTTTTGTGAAACCAATTTCCAACGCCGTTAGGGGTGCTCAGAGCGATACAGCGACCCCCTGTAGACAAAGTAGGGTAAAGACCCGTCCAAAGCTCTTCGAGGCCGTCAACGAACGCTGCCTCGTCTATAATGAGCAACGATAAAGCTTCCGAACGACCAGCATCTCCTGATGTGGTTCCCGCTTTTACTTGAGAGCCATTTGTTAATTCAAATGACTGCTTGTTGTCAACTGCAATCTTCGCAATCAACATCCACTGTGGGAGGTTACGGAAGATCATCTTTACTTTCTTTACAAGGTTTGTTGCTGTAGTTAGTTTGGTTGCAATAACGAGAACGTTCTTTTCTCGGTGAAACAACATGAACCAAGCAATATAGGCAGCTGAGATGGTTGAGATCCCAAGCTGCCTTGCTTTTAAAATTACGTTAAAACGATAGTCGTTAAAGTCTTTAAGTATGTCCTTTTGATAATCGTAGGTCTTGAACGGAATTTGACCGTGCATAGGATGCGAGATCTTGCAATAGTTATCGATGAAGTATTGAGGATCCTTACCACACTTTACAAGTTCTTTAACGATTTCGTTTTTGGTTAACTTCATCTAACCTCTATTTTTTTTGATTATCAGAAGCCTTAATATACTCGTTTTGAGGACGCTTTGCTTTTGCGGTTTCTAAAAACTTTTTTGTAATGTCTCGAACAGATGTGTCTTGAGGTTCGTCCATCTTAAGTCCACCAACTTTGTAGTGCTGGTATGCTTGTACAAATGTGCGAACTCGAGATGTTGCTTGAACAATCATTTGACACTCGCCCTTTTTCGTTAGAGACACGGACTTACCTGTTACTGCTTTATATTCTTTTTGAAGGAATTTCTTGACTTCATTAATTGTTTGAGCAATTTCGTTTTCAAAACGACCGTCTTTTAAATCTTTCATCATTACATCGGATTGATAGTTGATAATCATACAATCTCCGTAGAACTTGACTTTAAATCCATCAATCACTCGCTTATCCATAATTGGACAACCTTGTTCTCTCTTCAAGCCAACTTGTCGAGTCTGCCCGTCTAGGGTAAATCTCTCATCGTGACCGCCATCGTAGGCGTTTGCTGCGGCTTGCGATAGACCTTGAATAATTTCTAGTGTTTCTTTGCTCATTGGTTATCTCCCGGACATTGCCATAACTCTTTGACGGACATAATCTCTATGCTCTTCGGGAACTCTTTCACTGTCCATAGCAGATTCAACATCTGCTCCTCTCGTCAGGACCGCCATAAGCACCCTGGAAATTATTCCACCAAGCATGTCATAGTCTGGGTGGTCTGGGCTCATGCCTTCGTCCATGGATCTCGGTTTAGGTCTGCGGCGATGATCAGACATAGCTTTGGACCACATAGCCTTCACTTTCTTTTTGTCTTCTGGAGTTCTGTATCCGTATTCCCATGCGAGATATTCAAACTCATGGTAAGGTCGATCTGTTACTACGTAGGTATCAGCTTCCTCTTCAAGGTATCCCTCATACGGCAAGGTCATGACGGGAGTCTCTTGTTCAAGCTCGGGATCCGGGTACCAAACCCTTGATTCAGTAATGAAGGATTGAAGTTCTTCTTTGATAATTCTTTTTAATGTTTGTTTTGTAAGTTTCATTTGTTATCTCCCTTGTAAGATGTCTTGAATAAAGTTGATTAATGATTCTTTTGGAGCGATTGTAGAATCATAATTGTCATATGGGTCTTCTTCTTCAATTTCTTCTTGAAGTTGTTCAATTTTTATTTGAAGCTCTTCGTCACTGTAGCTACTAAGACGACTAAGCATTCCTTCATCTCTAGCATCTTCGTAGTCACTTATAGACCACAGCTCTTGTGGAATTTGTCCTTGAAAACGATCTGACTCATTCATAATAGCTTCAAGCTCTTCTTTAATAATTCGTTTCAGTGTTTGTTTATTAAGTTTCATTTACCCTGTCTCCTTGCTGCTCTTCTAGCGTTTGCTGTTTGAATGTATTTCTCTTGAGCTGCTTTTCTCTGTTTTGGGGACAAGGAGTACTGATCATTAACGGCTTGTTGAGCCTCAGACTCATGACCGACCGTTGCGTTGTAAAAATTGCGATGATCTTGCGGTGTAGCATTTTCGAGATCCGGAAAAGAATCGGAAACATCTTCATGACTGTGTGCTAAAGGCACAATACGATCGGTCATGTACACTAGCATGTCATCAATATAATCAGGCCTTCCACCAAGAACACTTATTAGCTCTCGAGCTTGATTTATAAACTCAGGCTTACCGCTGTAAATTAAGTCATCAATTTTACCCATTTGATCATCGGTTATGTTGCCTCCCGGAGGTGCAGGCTTAATATTCACCTCATTAATAACAGCATCAAGTTCTTCTTTGATGATTCTTTTTAATGTTTGTTTTGTAAGTTTCATTTGCTTGGTCTCCAACCATTTTTCCATCTATCTTCTCGATCTTCCACATATTGAACGTAACACTTGAAACAACAATCAAATTTTGTCATGTACAAATCATCGACGGATTTGAATGAATAAGTGTTACATGTTGGACATGAACGCTCAGACTCTCTATTAAGTAGTTCTTCGGAGATTAAAACCCCATCCAAGTCTACTCTTTCACTCTCTGCTTTGTTCTGCCTATAATTAGTCTTAAGTTCTTCTAGGTATTCTTTTTCTTTATCGTTATCCCATTCGGACTTAGGGTTTACTATCGCTTCTTTGCCATACTTCTGGGCTATCGCTTTTTCAACCTTCGCAGCGTAGTTTGGATCTTTACTCATTTACTCTCCAATCTTTGTTGCAGCGTGGTAGGTAGCTAGTGATGCCCCTGTTCCCAGTGCGAACCCACCAAGGAACATCCATGTCGATCTTTTAGTTGACCCTTGCTTCCTGAGTACATCAATTTCTTCGTCACGAATTTTAAGCATTTGTTCGTGCTTATAGTTCAAAGACTCATGCTCTGCTGCTAGCACGTCATGCTTATATTGCAAGTCAGCCATTTGTACTTTCCACTCTAGGTCTTTGCGAATTTCACATTGTTGCGTCACTGCTTCGGAATCAGCTAAAATGGTAGCCACAGCCTCATCATTAAACAAGCGACCATCGAATGGTGCCGTCTGGCCTCTTTCAACACGCATCATTAAAGGCTCTGCGTACGCCATAGACAATAAGAATAAAATCACTTTAACCTCGCAATATTAAATTCTTCCATTAGTATTCTGTCAATCGCATCTGGATCTTCTTTTGCTAATTCTAATAATTCCAGTTTGCGTTGAGCTGTTTCTTGTTGTAGGCTTGTTTTCGCGTTCTTATAGTCTTCGCGTAACTTTGCCGTTTCTCTCAAGTATGTTTCGAGAGCTATTTGTTTTTTCTTTTCTTCCTCAGCTGAGGCTTTATTAATAATCTTTATTTCTTCTTCTTTTAATTTCACTTCGTCTTTAGCCGCTTGCTTACCGCGGCTTCCTATAACGAAAGCAAGGATGGTTACCAATGCGGCAACCACCCACTCCCATTGTTCTTTGATCCAATTAAGCACCACGCCAAACCTTTGCAAAGTCAATTGCTGTTTGACCGCCAATGTAAGTCATAGCGATCATGCCCCAAGTTTCTGCATCAAGACCAACACCCCAATACAGCAAGCCAGTAGCAACGGCAAATACAAGTAACTTGCGAGAAATAATTTTCTCCTGAACTGCATCGAAAACGCCCTTATCTTTTCTTTCGAGATATAAAGCTTTTTTAATATCATCTTTTCTTTCATCGAGAACATCTTTGATTGTTTCCTTGCAGTCAATACCTGCTAGCTTTTCAGCTAATTCCTCTTTTAATCCCATAATAGATCTCCTATTTTGAAACTAAATAGTATCCCACGTCACAAATTGACGTGGGCATATCCATCAACTTTGTCAATTTCAATTGTTGTATCAACAACATCTTTGAGTGAATCAAGGTGTGTAATTAGTAAAACAGTTTTGAATTGCGTCTTAATCATTTGTAACAAACGAGTGAAGCCTTCCATGTGCTCTGCATCTAAAGCCGTGGCTGGTTCATCTAAGATAAACACTTGTGACTTTGGCAAAGATGATACAGATACAAGAGCAAGGCGGACAGCCATAGAAGCAATTGTTTTTTCGGCACCCGAACCCATTGAAAGAGGACGTGGATCATACTTTGGATGTTGTAGATATATTTCCAACTTGCTACCTTCATCAGCAAAGAATACTTTAAAGTCAACAATTGATGACAGAATCTTTTCTATTTCTCCGTTTATTACCGGTAGCATTGATTTGATAACTTCGTACGAGATACCATTAGCATGAGTCGACTGTACAAAAATGTCATAAGCAATGTAGTCACGCTCAGCATCTTGAATCTTCTTAATATTTTCTCTGCACTCTTCAATAGTTCTAGTCGCAGACCCTTTCTCTGACATGTACTCCATGACTTTATCGTCACACTTTTTAATCTCTGCTTTTTTGATGTCCACAGTCTTGTTGATTGCTATGAGATCTCCACGTAAAGATACAAGATTTTCGTAAGCTTCAATATTGTCATTGTAATACTTTATGTCAGCTGAGACTTTTGCGATCTTATTGGTATTCAACTCAATGCTTGAATTTGCATTTTGTAATTGCAGCATTTCTTTTTCGACTATAGAGTTTAGAGAGTCTAAGTTTTTTGTTTCCATCTCGAAGCTTTCAATTGTCGCTACCAAATAAGTAACATCATAAGCCTCAAGACTAGATTTCATTTTTGCTAATTTATCACCAGTGTTCTCAAGATCTTCATCCACAGACAGAATGTCAATCTTAGCTTGCTCTGCTTGTTTTACAAACTCATTGTTCGAGCAGTATTCACAATCAGGATCATATTCATGATCATGAAGTAAATCGATCTTCGATTGAAGGCTAGTTTGTTTTCTGCGTAGCTTATCGAACTCTTTTTGAGTTTCTTTGATATCTTTCTTGTGCATCTCAACAGCTTCTAATTTTGTCTTTGCAGAACTAGCTAAAGAAGCCTCCGTTTGCAGTAGGAGCTCCATATTCGCTATCTCAAGGCGTTTTG